CGCTAACCAACGAACCTTTCGTACCCATGTATTCGCGGATAAGAACTTCAACTTTCTCCGCTTCTGTTTCAAGCTGCTTGATACGTGCCTTGTACTCTTGAAGAACCGCACAAGCTTTTTCAACCGCGCCTGTTGCAGTTGCGACTTCCTCACTCGAAATAGGCCAGATAAGCTTGGTTGATTCAACATCACTAGCCGTTGGCTCGGCATTCGATACGACAATGCCCCAAAACTTTGCCATCGTTTGAACAAGCTCATCTTTCATTTCCTGCGTAATGTTGAAGTGGAATGTTCTGAACTTCTGTCCACCAAACAAGACCGCAAGATAAATCTCATCCACGTTATGACAGGCCGCTTCGTGTATGAGTTGCGCCATATCAGCAGCAGGAACCATGTTTGTTTCTTCGTCGAACTTAGACATAACGCCAGCGTTGTAGTTCTTGCATTCAACGAGTATTCGTCCATTTGCTGAGATGTAGTCAAAATGAGATTTAAGCCACGTTTCAGTCTTATGCGAAAGAACATAGTCAGCGTCCTTGAGTTCTATCTTGTGCTTGTCTTGAAAGAGTCTGGCAATGGTTGGCTCCATCACCTTACCCATTTGTACTTCTTCCACGTCGGACAAATCAGGCGGCTCCTTCTTTCCCTGTTTAACCAAGATCGCATCAGCAGCGCGACCGTTAGCTGCTAGTCTGGAGTCACCTGACCACCATGCTGCATTCCGTATCTCTGGTGCAAAATCATCTGTATTAACGCTTGTCATAATTGTTATCCTTTAGTTTGGCTTCAATGGCTTTTGCGTATTTCAGTGTGTCGAAATAGCAGTTAGTTACATACTGCTCTGCCATTGCTTCATATTCATCATCCGTCAGCCCTACCCATTCTTTTGCGAACAACTTATCTCTTAACTCATTACGCTGCGCTTTGACGCAAGCATGTCGGTCGCAGTAGTACCCGCAGCTATGTATGTCTGTGTCAGTCATCCCTGCCCCCTTGCGCGTATAGCTTTAGCACACCAATTTGCAGCATTCCATCCGGGTTCTTCACACACTTTGGCACACGCTTCGCGCTCTGCTTGTGCGACTAGGTTGGCAAATCTCTCAATAGCTGCGTATTCTCTATCTTTATGCGCCCACAGCTCTGCTTCTTCTGCTAATCGCACAATGTCTTTTTCGGTCATTGCAAATCCCCGTAGTTTGGTTTTCGTATGAAAAGTTCTGCGACTTTATGCCTGTCTGCCCCTGTCATATCTATGATTGAGCTGAGCAGTATTAAAGCCGCTGATCCCCATGCTGAGAAGTCATCAGCAAACTCCTCCTCAAGAACCGCTATAAGCCTGTCTATGGCGCGATTAACGTCATCTTGGTCATAGGGTAGGGGCTTCACGCATAACCTCCTCAAGCTGTTTTAAACGCTCTAGTCGGTCTGTTTCTGCTTCTGTGTTTAGAACAAACAAAGTGGCTTTCTCACCACAGTGGTCTGGCAGTTGCGTCCTTCGTTCTGCGTGACAGTAAGGGTATTCAGCGTTACCAGTAACTAAATCAATTGTGGTTAGCTTGGGATGTATGCAGCGGTCACGTTGACCGTGAGGTGTACCGAAAAAAGTGCAATCAACGCACACCTTAATGTCTTTCAAATATGTCATCTTAATCTCCCGAAAGGGTTGTCTAGTTTAGTAGCAGTTAGTTGTGCAGTTGTTTCCGTAGCAGCAGGTACTACAATTTACGCAACGTCCTGTCTGGTCGCAATAGGTGTGATACGTGCATGAGGCGTACACCAATGGGGCAGTAACAGCCAACCACAAAGCGAATAAATACTTCATAAATCCTCCTAAGTTGTGATTAAAAAAGATAGTGCAACGGAAATGTAAATGATTAGCAGATTATTGTCTATGAATAATATTTATTGTTCTAACGCAATCAATTAAGAATAGCTATCTGTGGATAACCTGTGGATAACTCTTAGCTGGCATAGTTCTTGATATATATAAAGTCTATGAATAGTTCTTTATACAAAGAACTATCGACTATTTTCTTTATCTCTATATAAAAACATATAATAGGTGCTTAAAAATTAAGCAGTAACATTTACTTAACTCTTTTTGGTTTAGGTGTTTTGAATCCTAATGCTTTGAATTTAGCTCTCAGGTCTGTACCTGCCGCTGATGTGTAAGCAAAGTTTTGATCTAGGATTGACGTAGCTTTAGGGGCTTGGGGCTTTACCCTTTTGGGTCTTGTCTGCGGCTGCGCGTCCGGTTGTGCCAGCGGAGTGATAGAGTAAATCTTCTTAGGAGTGGACATAGTTCCTCCAGAGTAGGGTTTAAACGCGCATACGGGCGCGTAGGGCTGAAAAATCAGGCGTGGGAATGGAAAGATACCATTCCACCCTGAAAACGCCTTAAAAGGGCTTATACAAAAGATCGCATAACTGCCGCACAATTCAATAATTCATTGCGTTTATCTTGAAAATAATGCTTTTCGTCAACCGGACAATGATTCGACAGCATATTGAAAGCGGTAGCACCTTCAATAAGTGCATCGATAATCCTCTGATAATCTATTGTTTCATCGATAATTAAATCAGTATTTTCACTTGCAACTATCAAACTCTCTTTAAGCTTACCCATAATAATCCCCTTTAAATTGATTCTAAGCCCGTTTAGGGCAATAAAAAAGGCTAGCCTATACCAGACTAGCCTGAATAAATTAAACGTCTTATACGGTCATTAAATCAATTTCAAATTCAGTCCATAAATTACGTGCTAAATTGTAAATATGGTTATTTGCTTCAATAGAATCTATTCCGTATCTATCCTGAACTACTTCAAAGCTCGATTCATGGTTATTCATAACGTCGATAAGAACCATTGCCAGTGAATCCTTTAATGATTCATTCATAATATTTCTATTAAATTCACAATCTGCTAGACCATGCTGCTCAATTTCTTGTAATAAACTCATAATTAAGCCCCCAATTCAGACAATAATTCTATTTTTGCTTTTGCTAAAATCAATTCATTAATTATATTTTTATCAATGTGTTGTGCAATAAAGCGATACCCGTCTAACATTGTTATTAGGTAAGCACTTCCATATTCATATAAATTAAATTCATCACAAATTGCTTGATCAGCCTTTGACATTGAAAGTGTTGACATAAATCCCCCTAAACAGACAATAAAACGATAAAAAAGCAATACATAATCAGGAAACAAAAAGCACCTGCTATCAATTCAAGCAATGTTTTAAGCATGGTTATTTCCCTTGCATTGCAAATCGAATAGCCAAATCCTGTAAATAAAATCTGTCGGCCGTTAGTTCAGAACCATGCATATATCGGCTTAAAACGCGTTTATCTTTCTCGGTAGTAATAATTTCAGATTCATATGCTGCATAAAGTGATTCACCATAAAAACAATCTGCATTGGCGATAGCGTTTAATTTGTCTGACAATTTCATTTTTATCCCCTTAGTTCTTCGTTAATAACCTGCTCGATATATCTAAAATCGTGCTCTATCAGGTTATTAGTTGCATTAGCTACAGTTGCATAAAATCCAGCCCTTGCGTTTACTGCATCGGAATAACTTCCATTTAAAGCAGCATTCACCCATGTTTCAGTTGCTTTTTTCATTGCTTCCATTTCAGACAATGGAAAGTTTGACAAGTAGGAAAACAATATTCTTGCGTGATCTATTTTCATTATCTAATCCCCTAAAATGTAGGAAATAGGGGGAAAATCCCCCTACTTTGTTTATGCTGCTAACAGTTCATCTTCAATCAAAACCTGCTTATCAGTACCGCACATAAGCAGAAAATCACTTGCTTGCTGAGCAAGAGCACTGGCTTTGAATATTGCTCTCGAATCCGCTTTCAAGCATTTAAGCCAGTGATCTATATATCCGGCATGACGTAAGTCGCCTTTGATACCATGTTGCTGACATAAGAAAGCAGCACCTAGTTCTGCTACTAGTTCTTCAAAAGCATAGTCAGCGTTGCCGAATCTACCCTTAGATAAATCGCGGTCACAACGTGTCTTTTCACTTGTCCAATGTGTTAGTTCGTGAAAAAAGGTTGCATAGTAGTGTTCAGCACTTTGAAAGGTATTCAGGGCTGGCATACGGATTGAGTCAATACTTGGAATGTAACAAGCGGTATCACCCCCGATAGTGAACTTGGCATTAGTAGCGATAATGCGATTCTCGCAAGCTTCAATCTTTTGATTATCACTTACTAGAATGTCATCACTTGCGATAATGTCAATTCCATCTATTTGCTCTACGTTGAAAATATAGGAAACTTTAGCGAATTGATAGAATTTATCCTCTCCGCTTTGCTCCGCTTTCTTGTCTTTAGCTTGTGACCAGTACACAATTTTTGTTGACTTTTCACCCTTACGGACTCTACCGCCTAAGTCATTCCATTGTTTCAAGCTTGCCCATGCCGGATTGTTGTAACCCTTGATACCGCTAATCATTGCGGTAATGAAGCGATTGATACCGCGATAAGGCTTGCCAGTAATAACATTCTTATCTGCGCTGGCAGGTGCATGCCAAGGTTTAACCCACGGCGTAGCACCTTTTTCTAGTTCTGCAATGATTGAATCTGTAATTTCTTGATAGATAGTCGTCATGTCGAATCCCCTATTTAATTGACTATAAATGTTTACTGCTGACAATCATTATAATGATTATCTAGATTATGTTCATTGTATTTAACAATCTATTGTCTATAAACAATAGACATAGACTATATATATCTATATATTATATATAGAGGGTTTATATAATTAACATATAAGTTGTTTAATATAAATATATACCAGTTGGTAATTGTGCAATGGGGGAAAGTGAAGGGTAGGCGCTCTCCCATCCCTCCTGGTCGATTAGCGAAAAGGGTAGGGGGTTGGTTCCCTCCCGGCGGTTATCCTCCTGGTTAGCCCTTGCAATCGTTTTAAACGCTATCGAAAGGGTAAGGGGTTGTGCTTTGTTGTTGTTGTCTTTGCTATTGTCTTTTTGGCTATGTCGATGGGTTTCGACCTTGATTGTTGCGTGCCCTTCTCCGCTCCCTCCCCAAAGAAATTTACTGTTTTTGGTGGTTCTGGTAGTCTCTGTCTTGATTTTCCTTCTGTGTTGACTGCTACTCCCCTCTATCGTGGTAGTCACTTAGCCCCGTCCTTGCGATGGGGTTTTTTTTCGTCTGTATGTAGTATATGATTATGGCTAGGAGGTATTGATATGGATAGAGGTGAGGATATGGGAGTTATTATTGATGATGCTATTCCTATGCCGGGTGCGAGGGTTGTGAGGCGGTATCCGTATGCGGAGATGGGGGTTGGTCAGAGTTTTTATGTAGAGGGTGTGCAGATGCAAGTGGTGTTGAATGGTAATTGGAGGGCGGGTAAGAAGTTGGGTATGAAGTTTATTGCTCGTCGTGAAGGTGATGGCATACGTGTATGGAGGTCAGAATGAGTAACGTCATAGAGTTGCATGAAGACTATGTGGATATGGAAGCGGATGATTACTGGCAAGAGGTTCGTCGTATGAACCATGCTGAGCTGGTGATGGAGTTGCGCCGTCAGCAAGCCCGTTCTGCAAGCCTGTTGGCAGAATGTCTCTCTGAGTTGTCGAGAATGAAAAAGGTGCTAAATGGAGAACTCTACGCAGGTGAGCGCTACGCAGGATAAGTATAAGGAGGAGTTATTGCTCTCCAGACGTATCTTGAAAAATGAGATGAACAGAGCAATAAAGGCTATCAAACCTGCGGAGAAGATAGAGTTGGTACGTGGGTGGAGAGAAGTATATAGGCCAGAGATAGTAGATGAGCTTCTGCGTGTTGCTAAAGACAAAGAGGCAAGGATACGCATTGCTAACTGGAATCTTGATAACTTTGAAAATACAAGAAGACAAACAAAATGAGTCATACAGCACAGATGGTATTTGTAGAGAAAGTAAAAGCTAAGTTCCCGCAGTGTTTTTATCGCAGCACTGTTCTGGAGGTTGGAAGCCTAAACATTAATGGCTCTATACGGCCTCTCTTTCAGCAATGCTCGTATATCGGTGTAGATATTGGCAAAGGAAAAGATGTTGACATTGTTGCCCGTGGTGAAGACTTGAAGTATGAGGACGGAAGTTTTGATGTGGTGGCAAGCGCTGAGTGTTTTGAACACAACCCTGAATGGGTAAGAACACTGCAAAACATGATCCGTATGTCGTCTAAGCTGGTCTTCTTTACGTGCGCTACTACGGGTAGGGCAGAACACGGCACACCACGTACAAGCCACCATGACGCGCCTTTCTGTGGGGACTACTACCAAAACCTAACAGAAGAAGATATACGCGCCCATATTGATCTCAGTGTGTTTAAAGAGTATGAGTTCAGCGTGGACAACGAAGCTCATGATCTTTACTTTTGGGGAATCAAGTGAATTATA